AATTCCTGAATCACCTGAATAGCCCGAAATACCGCTATCACCGCTGTAACCACTATATCCTGACAGTCCTAAACCTGAATATCCGCTAAATCCAGAGTATCCAGATACACCTGATCCAGAATATCCAGAAATACCTGAATCGCCAGAATATCCAGAAATACCTGAATCACCGCTATAACCACTAATTCCTGAATCACCTGAATAGCCCGAAATACCGCTATCACCGCTGTAACCACTATATCCTGACAGTCCTAAACCTGAATATCCGCTAAATCCTGAATATCCACTAGTTCCTGAAGCACCAACAATGTGACCTGCGTTATACCAATCAGTACCATTCCAAACCCACCAATCACCAGTTTCGGTAATGATGTAAGCGTCATCTAATTGATTGCCTGTAGTTGGTAAATCGGCAACAGTAGGCACTTCTCCTTTAAGAGTAATGGAAACGCCTTGTTGTCCACTGTAACCACTAAAACCTGAATAACCTGAATAACCTGATACTCCGCTACCTGAATAACCAGAAATACCGCTATCGCCACTGTAGCCAGAAATGCCACTGTATCCAGAAATACCGCTATCTCCGCTGTAGCCAGAGATACCGCTATAGCCGCTATATCCTGAATAGCCTGATACTCCGCTACCTGAATAACCAGAAATACCGCTGTACCCAGAAATACCGCTATCTCCGCTGTAACCAGAAATGCCGCTATCACCAGAATAACCGCTAATACCACTGTAACCAGAAATGCCACTATAGCCTGATATACCACTATAGCCAGAATAGCCGCTTATGCCGCTAAATCCGCTATAACCTGATACTCCGCTACCTGAATAACCAGAAATACCGCTATCGCCACTGTAGCCAGAAATACCGCTGTAGCCCGATATTCCACTATAACCTGATACACCACTATAGCCAGAATAGCCGCTAGTACCGCTAAATCCGCTAAACCCACTGTATCCAGATACACCTGATCCAGAATAGCCGCTTATGCCGCTAAATCCGCTGTAGCCCGATATACCGCTATAGCCGCTAAAACCTGATATTCCGCTATAACCGCTGATACCAGAGTAACCGCTAATGCCGCTAAAACCTGAATAGCCTGATACGCCTGATCCACTATAACCGCTGATACCCGAAAATCCGCTGTAACCGCTAATACCAGAGTAACCACTAATGCCAGAATAACCAGAAAAACTGGAATAACCAGAGTAGCCTGAAACACCACTGTAGCCAGAAATGCCGCTAAAACCAGAATAGCCTGAAACTCCAGATCCAGAATAGCCCGAAACTCCAGATCCAGAATAGCCACTAATGCCACTAAATCCAGAATAACCGCTGATTCCAGAATAACCCGAGATGCCAGAATAGCCAGAAAAACTGGAGTATCCACTGATGCCACTATAGCCGCTATATCCAGAAATTCCTGAGAATCCGCTATAACCAGATACACCGCTACCTGAATAACCTGAAATACCGCTACCTGAATAACCTGAGCGACCTGAATAACCGCTGATACCGCTAAATCCGCTTATTCCTGAATAGCCAGATATTCCGCTAAATCCGCTGTATCCGCTAATGCCACTATATCCGCTAATGCCAGAAAAACCACTATAGCCAGAAATGCCAGAGCCAGAGTATCCGCTAATGCCAGAGTATCCGCTAATCCCAGAGTAGCCACTGTAGCCAGAAATTCCACTGTAGCCAGAAATGCCGCTAAATCCAGAATAACCGCTGATACCAGAAAAACTACTATAGCCACTAATACCAGAAAAACCGCTGTATCCAGATATACCGCTAAAACCACTATATCCTGATATGCCGCTAAATCCACTGTATCCTGATATGCCAGATTGACCTGAATAACCGCTAACTCCGCTATAGCCAGAAATTCCCGAAAAGCCACTAAAGCCAGAGAATCCCGAAAAACCGCTATAGCCACTATATCCTGATGTACCTGAATATCCACTGTAGCCGCTAACACCAGAACCAGAATAGCCGCTAGTGCCACTAAAACCGCTATAGCCAGAAATACCGCTATAGCCAGAATATCCACTTATTCCTGAATAACCACTAATGCCATTAAAACCGCTAATACCTGAGAAACCGCTAAATCCACTAAACCCACTAAATCCACTAAATCCACTAGTGCCAGAATAGCCTGATGTACCAACAATATGACCTGCGTTATACCAGTTTGTTCCGTTCCATACATACCAATCACCAGACGCTGCAACAATCCAAGCGTCATCTAATTGATTTCCTGTTGGGGGTAAATCTGCAACAGTTGAAACTTCGCCTTTAAGAGTGATAGATACACCTTGTTGACCGCTATAGCCAGATATGCCGCTATAACCACTAGCACCAGCATGACCAGAAGCACCAGAAAATCCGCTGTACCCTGATACACCTGTTACTCCACTGTATCCAGAGTAACCGCTAAATCCACTGTATCCCGAAAATCCTGATGAACCTGCTCCAGAAAATTGTGTCCATTCAATAGAAGTAACATTAATTGTTCCATCTTTAGGAGCAATAGTTACCCAGCCTGTTTTGCCATTGATAACACCATTAGTGACATAAGAAAAAGCACCGGGAACTTGTACCCAAGTATCCATATCGGTAGCTCTAGTCCAATCGGTTTCACTTGCTACCAAAATACCATTTTCAGCAGGGTTATCTTGATTTTTAACTATTACTCGATCACCTACCAAAGTGGTATAGCCATCAATAGTTTGCAAACCATATAAAGTAATATTTCCACCACCATCAGCAACAGTGTTTGTTGCACATTGACATTCAGCTTTAGGGGATGTTCCTTGTACCAAATAATCAACATATTGTTTATTAACTAAATCAATAGGATATACAGGAGTAGTAGATACTTGTCCTGTTTTAGTGGACATATTTTGAAACACAGCAGAATAATATCCATGCTCCATTCCATAAATTTGAGCAAAAGCATTAGAAGAACCTGCCGTATCTAAATTAACGGCAAAATCCCCAAACTTCCATGCTTGAGGAATTGTTCCTTCTTGACCACGAATAACTGTAAAAGCATCGCCATTAACAGCCGTTACCAAAACAATTTCATTAATTAACGCATTTGTAGCGTTAACTAAAGTTAATAAAAAAGTTTGGTCAGCACCCGGTTGCGGAAAATTTACTCCCGTTCCACTAGCTACATAGATAGTGGTATCAGTTGGAGTTACTGGTAGCGCAAGAGTGGTTTGCGCTTGGTTTGCAAATAATAGTATTGTCATGGTAAACCCTTATACAACACTATTAAAGAATACTATAAGTGTCGTTTGCTGCGCCAGTAAATTTAAGTGTAGTCACAGGGAAAGTCAAAACATAGTAAATTTGACTTGTTTCTGTTCCTGTAGGAGTTACTGCGGTATAAAAAGTTGTACCGTTATCCAAAGAAAACTGAATTGCTCTACCGCCAGCAGCGGAGTTAAGCGCAATAGACGCAGGATAGACGAGGTTAGGAACAGTTACAGTTGCAGTCGTGCCAGTGAGAGTTCCAATAATTGGGCTGCCATAGTTATACATAATTTAGTCCTATTAAAATTGAATAATCGTTACCCAAGCAGAACTTGGAGCGCCGTAGCCGCCAATAAAGTTGCCATAAGGTTGAATTAATAATTGGCTATTACCAGAAGAATACGTATCCATTAATGCGCCTGCAAAAGTAACTTGGTAATCTACCCCAGAATTGAAGAACTGATAGTTATTTTCGCTAACACTACTAAGTCCATATTGCACTCCTAAATACAGAGTAGAATTGCCGCCAAATCCGTTACCTTCATTCACAAAAAACATTGTGAATCTAGTCGGGTCAAGAGTGAAAGTGGTTGTGGAGTTGTATGGAATATAGCCTCTAAACACTACAGAAGGACTGGAAATTTGTTTTTTAACAAACGCTGTAGTTGCTATTTGAGTCGTATTCGTATTAACTGCCGCCGTTGGAGCAGTTGGTACTCCAGTTAAATTTGGGTTGTAAATAGGGGCGTAATTAGCTAATTGTCCTTGAACCCAAGACGTACTGGCAATAATGGTTGAATTATCGTTGTATGGTGCAGTTGGTACTCGGGGCGTACCCGTAAAAGTTTGGCTATTAACTAAAGCATACGCTGACAAAGATACAACTGGATCAGTTAAAACCCACGCGTTAAAAGTCGCGCTATAGGTCAAATTTAACGGGTATCCGGCTGCTGGGATATATCCTGACGTTAACGCAGTATTATTGCCAATTACGATTGGTAGCGCTCCGGTTGCCGTTGTCCCTAAAGTTAAATTAAACGTGGCTGCGCCTGTATTGGCATTTGCGGACATGATTACAAAACTCATGCCATTTGTTAAAGCAGTTAAATTTGAGGGGATTGTTGCAGTCAAAGCATTAGCTGATCCGCCTGCCGTTGCAAAATTGTAATACTCGGATTGAAGTTGTTCTGATTGAACCAAATCCGCCATAGTGCCTGCGGTATCATAGTTGCCAACAATATCGTTCAATATAAAAGGAGTGCCTGTAGTGCCTTCTTGCGCGCGAACGACAGTCAAAGTATCTGTAGATCGGGCAGTACATACGCAAATTTCATATACGCTGGCAGAAGCAGCGCTAACTAAAGTAATTTTAAATGCCTGTCCAGAGCTTGGATTTGGAAATTGAGCGCCAGTGCCCGGAGCTACAGTGATTGTAGTCTGGGTAGCTGTAATAGGGGCTGCCAGCGTTGTTTTCGCGTTATTGGCGTAAAGCTGAACTGTCATAAGTTTTCCTTAATTCTGCCCGCCCGCATCACCAAGCGATTTTCCATATTGTAACTAAATTAAAGCTGTTTGTTATCAATTATTGCGGTGGAAGTTTTTTTATCTATAGTCATAAAACCGTGGCAAACTACGTTCCAATCCCCGCCGCTGGCATCAATTTCGCTTTCAGATGGCACATTTAATTTGAAATTTTTAAACAAATATTCCTTATTCCCTTCAAAGACCCGCCAAACATGCTCTATAGTTCCACGGCCTTCTTGACCGCGAGATTTATTAAAGCGGATACGGTATTTGTTCATATCACTTCTGCTGCTGGTTTTTCACAACATTGTGGTTGTTGTGGCGCATTTGTTACTGCTATATTGAAATGGATAAAACGCAAAGGCTTTTTAGATAAATTTTTGGTAAAAGAATGTGGTAACCAAGAGTTTGTCAGCATTAATTGACCAGCTTTAGGTTCAAAGTTAATCATTGTGCTAGCGTGAGTTGCTTGACTCATATCTTTTTCGGGCAAATTGGTGATTGTTTTAGAATCTTTTGGCTCGTGAAAAATCACTCTGCTAGAATTTTTTGGTACATCTAAAAAGTAAAAACCCGAAATAACACAACCATTGCCGTGAATGTGTTTTTCCATTGCTGAATGTTGATGGTGTTCTTGCGTCCACATTTCAGTAAAGTATGTATTGAACAAGTCCATCGCATAACCTTGAGCATCCAAAATATTCCACGCTGTCTGTGCTACAAAATTAGCAAACTCTAGCATTTCTGGGTCGTAGTTAATAGCTTCAGTCATATAGACTGGATAATTTGGATTTAACTCAACTTGAGTTTTTCTTTTTTCTATGAATTTTTTGGATACTTTTCGAGTGACTTTTAAAAACTCGGGTTTATCCATCATAAACACTGGGCAATTAAATAACGGGACTACATTTAATTCTTCTGTTTTATTTTCCATTTTACGCTGTTGTAGGTGGTGTAGAAGGTGTAGGCCATGCTGTCCAAGTTTGATAGCTCGCCATTCCAGTAAAAGTTAAATAGTTTTGTTGGGCTTGCTGCAATAAGGTTTGTGCTGCTGCCAATCCAATAGCTTCATTATATTGTCCTGTTGTCGGATCTAATACAAAATACTCTCTATCTGTATTTTGCGGTTCAGTAGCTAAATTTACCACAGTCCATACTACACCCCCCTCAACTGTAGTTTGTAAATTAACAGTGAATAATTCTGCTTGTTGTGTCAACAACGCTTGTTGATTATCGGCAAGCATCGTATTGGCGGCAGTTTGGTCGCCCACACTGCACTGGCTTGCAGGAATAATTGGTTGACCTTGTTTATCAGTAGGTCTAGCATCAATAGTGGCTTGGCTATCACAAATATAATCAACAGGATTTGGAAAAATATTGGGTATTACAAATATAGTCGTCATATATTTCCTTAACTAACTGAACCGTATCTTGTACCAGTTGCAGTCCAAGTAACTAATGATGCACCGCAAGTAGCTTTTCCACCAGCGCCCCCAGATGCTGTGCCCCAATTCCCGCCAGACCCACCGGGACTACCAGAAGAATAAGCGCTTCCTCCAGCACCCCCAGCTCCAGCAGAAGAATAAGTTCCTGCACCGCCCGGACTACCGGGTGCTCCTCCACTTCCACCGCTTCCTCCAGAAGAATTAAAGTTGCTACTGCGCCCGCCACCGCCACCGCCACCGCTGCCTACTATACAACATGGGTTAAAAGCCGCCGCCGCACCCCCATTACCGCCGCCGCCGCCGCCAGCAATAACTCCAGAAGCATTGCAAAAAGTAACAGAAGAAGATATTTTTAATGCTGTACCGCCAGCCGCACCAGAAGTCGGGCCAGCTCCACCAACATTACCGCCATTACCACCGTTACCGCCTTTGCCGACAATTACGCCGCTGTTATTTATTCTTACTCCTCCCGGGAACGAGCCTTGAATCGTCATGGCTGGTGTGCCAGTACCGTTAGATGAAATAATTACACCACTGTTAATATTAACAATTAATTGGACAGACTGACACCATCCAGCCGATACTGCCCCAGCCCGCATACAAAAGTTAGTTTGATTAGAAGCTACTGTATAGGTATAAGCATTAGCACTTGGTCCAGTGCCGTAAAAACAAGAAAAACTAATTGCGCCAGATGAAAAAGTTTGTGCGCCGCCAGTTGATTTATAGTAAGTTGTCCCACGATAACTGTTTAAGTTATTGCCTCGCCCACCAAATACTGAGTTGATACAACTCATTGCAAGTGCGCCAGAAGTAGGTAAGTATGTTGCCATAATTAAGGTGTTCCGTATGCAGTTACATTAGCTAATGAAGTAAAGTTACCAGATGAATCTAAAGAAGCAATTGCCGTTCCAGAGTGATAAAAATATAATTTCCCGCCAGATTCAGAAACAAAAAAATCAGTTGTAGATAAACTTGTAGCACTGCCCGCAGTTGTAGCACTTGTGGCTGTTAAAGCTGTAGTAGCTGTCGTAGCTGTAGCTGCATTACCAGTAGTATTTTGATTCCAAGTTGGCGCTGTTCCGCCTAAATTGGCGTAGGTATATCCTGTACAGTTTGAAAGATTTCCGGATGCGGGGGTGCCTAAAGCGGGCGTTACAAACGTAGGTGAATTAAGGGTTAACCCTGAAATAGTCGTATATGTTCCACCTAAAATTAAATTAGATGTGCCTAAAGTAATTGGCGTGGCAAAATTCGCATCCAATTCGGAAAGCGGAATAGTAGACGATGCGGAAGCGAAAGTATACGGAACGGTCATAAATTATCCTTTAAACAAGAGTGTACCAAGTTACCGGCTCACTCAGGGAGTTTTTCCAGCCTATTACGGTGCTTGAATTATTTTCCCAAGGTATAGCGCCTGAAGAAATATCGACAATAAAACTAAATTGAAAAGGCACATGCAAAACACCCGATTGCAATGCAGATTCAAAAACGGGCGTTATTGCATAGTTTGGAACAATTATGGTAATTACATTATTTGCGCCATAAGCAACGCTAATTAAAAATGTATTGTCAATTGGAAAATCTACGCCGTTAGTACCCAAAAGAAATCGTTTAATGCGCCGTTTTAGCCATTGTGTTGTAAATTGAAATCCATCGCCTTTATAAAAATTCCAAGTTAGGATTCGCTGATAAATATCGTCAGTAACGACATAGGAATTAGCCGGAGCTTTTTCGGTATCTTGGCTATATGCAGTTGTATTATAGGGGACAGTGTTATATACATTTAACGGGGAAAACGATGTTGGCGACCCCAATGTTGGCCTAGCTTGCCCATAAATACTAGTCGCTGTCCAATCTAATAGCGGTGCAGATTGCTTAGTGTAGATCGGTAAATTTAAGTTATTTGTTGCATTAAGGCGATTTTGCGATTCTGTGTTGTACGCGGTAAAAAATGCTTGCAAATCGTCGCTATACGGATCTTGCGTATATTGCTGATATAGATAAGCTGGTAGCACTTGCGTTTGCATATTAGCCTTGAGTAATCGTAATCAAGCTGGTATTGGTCGCAAAATAACTTTCTGGATCGCCATAAATCAACAATTCCCCAGATACCGGTGCGGTATCGATGCCATTAATCGCAACAACATAATTAATTTTCGAAATTTGACTTATCGGCAAAATTGACGATACCGCTATCTGAAAGGCTTCCTGCAATTCAAACGTATTGATTGGCTGCCCAACCGCAATCGAATTAATATAAGTTGCGATCGCTGGCGCTGCTAATTGAGCAATAGCGCTGTCAGATACTAAATTGGTGGAAATCGTATTCCATGTAATGGCTACGTTTACAGTTTGAGCAGGTGGGTTAACGTATGTAATTGAATAAGTATCAGGATAGTCATTGATCGATACAGTAATGTTACGTAAGTTAGGAGTTACCACGCCGCCGCTTACATACGTATGACCGGTTGTAGCCACGTTTAATTCAAACGTATTTTCAGTTAATACCGTAATGGTATAACTTGCGTTGAAAAATGTAGGGTTTACCCCTGCTATCGTAATGACTTGCCCTGTTGCAAACCCGTGATTTAGGTCAGTAGTAACTACGCCATTGGATGCGGTGGTGATATTCGTAACTGCTAGGGTTGACCCTACTAGGTTTGAAATATCAGGGACGCTATTAAAAATTGCGTTGGCAACTTGATAAGGATCTCCGCCGCCGCAAATAATTTCCCATTGGTTTGTCGCCACTAAGCGAACTGAAATTAAATTGGGCTGAACGCCAGATACTTGTTGGAGCTGCGATTTAATAAAAGTCGGTACACCTTGAGCCGTTACTAAACCTGCTTGAATTACTTGGGCTTGATATGACTGAATGCTTTGTGCAGTTAATCCGGGTAATCCCGCAGATGGGTTTGTACATGTAAGGGTATACCCTGCTGGTAGCGATGTAACGATCTGCGTTACAGTGCCCGCAGGGATAGCCCAAGATCCAGCTACAGTTGCTAAACAATATAGCGGTGAACTCTGACCAGACGTAGCAATAATTCCGCCATCCTGAACGGTATATTGGTAAGTGCCATCCGAGACAGTAAAGCCAATTGGAATGACAAAACCAGCGAGGCCGCTAAAAACAACGTACACCGAAGTGTTAGAACCTTGGCCTTGTTCAACGCCATACACTTGCCCTAATTGGTACAAAATAGATGGGTTGGCTGTTGCAGGGCTAATTGAGTTTACTAAGTCTACAAAGGCTTGATCTTGCACTACGACCGCGCCCGCAGCGGTTGACGCCATATCTTCTACTAAAGAGCCGGGCAAGTTAGCAGTTAAACCGGGGGCAAGAGCCGTGGCTGCTGCAATTTCAGCATTTAGTAAATCTGTTGGTAAAGCTGGTATTGCGCCAGCAGTCGTGATTTGTGCCATTAGCTCGCCACCGTTGTAGAAATGGTTGTTCCGTTCTGAAATACAGCATTGATATTAT